CGGGACCTATGCATCCGAAGTCTCCAGCGCTCCCACAACGTGAACAGATTCGAGACTGACCTCCGCTCTTCCTCGTCCTTACGGGCCCAGTATAGGGCAGCCGCAGGGGCAGGGATTTCGGATATCAGCGTCTCTAGCCTCGTCATCATCTGTGAAAAGATGGATGAGACGTTTCGCGCTTGTAGCGAGATAGAGAGTTTCTGTAAGTGGTTTAGGGTTGCCAAGGTCTTCTCAGACGACCCGTCCAGGGCGCGAAGCTTAGCGGTCCGGTTAACCGATATTAACTGTTCTACTTTCGTAGGCAGGTAGTAAAGGTGCCGTTCCTCCAAGTAATAGCGCATCATTGGCGCATTTACGCCTTTGACCGACGACCCCGGAACCGAAGTTTCGGTGATCGCCCCTGGGTGGGGTTCAGGAGGAAAGAATTCAGCATCTCTCTCGTCCTCTAAGTATTTTAGAGCCGGATTCAGGTATTCCTCGCGGAACCCTGACATCCAGGGGACGACCCAAGTACTTCTGCTTGGATCGTTCGCCGAGTTCGACACTGGTCCTTTGTCCAACAACCAATCCAACCATGTCTGTTTGGAAAGGAAGGTCTGAGACTGGGGGTGTGACAAGATCACTAACAGAGCCCGTACGGGTTTTGACAATCGTCTCCACCCGGCGTAAGCTCTGGAAGAGGCCTTCATCCCACCTCCTAATGCTTTGATTAGGCCCGCAAGATTGGTTACTCGACGTCCAACGGCTATGCGTTGGGCTAGGGCTAACGTGGCACCCAGATCTCTCTGGGCTACGCGCCATAGCTTCCACGGAAACCCGGAAACGTCTTCGCCTCGGAAGAACACTCGTTTAGCGAACTCGAAACTGCGTTGATTAGACGCCATCGATTTCGGTAGCGAAATGTCCACTCCTACTTGCTGGCATAACCATCTATACTTGAGGGCGACACGATGATTTGCAATCAAAATATCGTCTCCCAAGAGCGCATAGTCCTTGAACCACCCGCTCCCACCACTGAGCCTGTAAGCAAATTGCACGAAGGCATGATGGGTAATCGCAAAAGCGGCCCAACTTGAGTAGGCTCCCATTGGCTGACCGACGGCGTACCGTACACGGCGGGGTTTGAATCCCACCGGCAAAGTATACCGGCGGCGAACCAACAGGTCTGCCCAAGCTGTGGCAAATTGCGGGTTAACCAACAGCCCCAAGACCGATTTCTGGAGTACCAGCGGAAACCGATCCGTTGCAGCCGACAAGTCCAGGGACCACCAAGTTTCCTTGGCGAGCCCGCCTCTGAGCAGTAGCGCCTTTGCAGGAGCTATCTGATCGAAGGTTCCATCTTGAGGGATTTCCTTAAGGATGGAGAAGATCAAATCGTGCAACGGCCTCAATGTACACTGGGTCCAGTAATCGACCATAGCGAAGGCCCGCCTTTTAC